TACCCCTTGCGATTACCATATCCACCACCGTGTGTTGCTGTGTGCCGACTGTGATGCGACTTACACATTGATCTTAGGTTTATAAAATCATGGGTGCCACCGTCCCTCAATGCTAGGATGTGATCAACTTCTGTTGCTGGCCTACCGCACCCTGGTATACAGCATACGGGATTAATCTTTAAGAATTCTTCTCTGATTGCACGCCATCTTGCACCGTATCCTCTTTTCGAAGGAGATGGCCTTTTAACACGCGGCTGCAGGTGTTGATGTTCATTACAATAGGAACCAGATCCTTTTATTAGATTGATGCAGGTAGGTACTTTACATGGTTTTCCAGGCTTCATTGGACTCATAATTTTATTATAACATGGTTTTTGTGCCGCACGCCTATCTAACATACGATAGTTGAAAAAAACACAATTTTGTAGTGATTTTTAAGATTTTCCCTTTTAACTCTCTATACTTAAATTTTTATAATAGTAACATAATAGTAACAATTTCCAATGACCTTAATACTAAAAAGCAGCAACTATGCTACAAAATTGTGTTTTTTTCAACTATGTTATGTTACAGGTGCGTTCAAAGCCATTTAATGGCAGGGTGCTGTTGGAGCAAATTTCAATGATTTTCGGCCATTTTTGATGATTTTTAGCCATTTTTCAGTGATTTTTGACCATTTTTCAGTGATTTTTAGTCAATTTTTAATGTCATTATGCTATTACACATTGTCCCGGTGTGAAATAATTACCGTAATTATTGCCTCCAACCACCATAATTACGGTAATTATTTCACATTGGGGTGTTGTGTACATCATTTTTGCATCATTTTTATACATAATTTTCAACCAAAAACTATCATATATGACAAATAATTTTCTTATGTACTTTTTATAAATAAATGTATATAATAGATAAAATTCTATTCGCCTAAGGAGGGCATCATGTCTTATTTAACGCCGAAAGTACGTGATTATTTGTCAGATCATTATGACGAAATGTATGAACAATTTAAGAAAATTTTAGAGCAAACTAAATATAATTATCCAAGAGCATACGCTGAATTTCGAAAACTTCATCCACAAATAAAATTAACTTCATATGCTATAGGTGAATTCATCACTGCTGCAGATCTTGCTCCATTTCAGCTCAGAAGTCAGATTGAACCCTATAAGCAAGCTAATCGATATTTCAAATCATTAGAAGAAGAAGTTTTGCAGTTTATGAATGAAACATTAATTCAAAGCAAATTCAAACATATTGCTGTTATAGACTTATGGAATGCATACGAAAGATGGGCGGTGCAGGAAATGGGATCTGTTTGTACTGTATATACAAAATTTCTAAATGCAATAAAAGAAAACATCAATCGTATGAAATTTGATGCTGCAATTGAAATGTATGATCAACGTTGGACACTGATCCATGTAGACTACAAAATATTTGATAAATAGTGACATTTGTCACATGACATCTATGATTAATGGTATTAGCTCTAACACCATGATACCCGTTAGAATGGTAGTATACCACCAATCAAAAAGGAGCAGAAAATGAAAACAACTTTGAACCTAAGATACTTACCAGTAAAATACACAGGAATGAATAAAGCAGAGATCAATTTCAGCGCTATTGAGGATTGCATTTCGGATCCAGCAATGCTTCGCAATGTTCAAGTGTACTTCAACATGAAATTCTACCAATTTGCAAATGAACTTGCAAATGAAGATGCTGAAGTAATTGGATGGGAATATTGCTCAGGCGACCAAGTACTGATCATCAATTATGATGGTGAAAATTGCAACGGATTTTATAACTAATAAGGAGCATGAAATGACCGAACTACAATCAATCAGAGTAAAAGTAAACTATCCAGAGGCTGAGGCCTCACCTGTTGAACAAGCACAACTTGAAGAACAAAAACGACTGCAAGAATTGTGGAACATTGAACTTCTAAATGAAATTGACGGCTGGGATCGCTTACCAATGATAAACCTATCTTGGGCACTTGATAGTCTTTTAGAATATGGGATTTGCAGCTTTGATCCACCTACCACTGGCATCATGACCCGCATGGGATTATTAATGAATAAAGAGAAATTGGCTCACGTCAACAAATTTCTTTGGGACTTATTGAAACAGATTGAAAGCCGCTAAACAATGACAACATCGTTTCAGTCCCTTCTGTCGGAAATGAATGTAGCAATCGCACGTGCTGATCAAATCATATTAGAAGGGACTGAATTGCTAAATATGCTAAACAAAAAGGAGAACACGATGAATGATGATGATAGAATTAAAGCGCAAATAACAAAAAAAGTCGATAAACCAACACTACAGGAAGTAATCCATGACATTGAAGTCACAAAAGCAGAGGTGGAAGCATATCGAAAGATAAAAGAAGGATTTGAAACATTGTCCACTATGCCAGAACTTATCAGTGGTGACCACAGAATGTACTATATGAATTCAGTGAAATTCGCAGATCTGGAAAAACGATGCGGCAAATTCTTACAAGACATTGAACTATATAAAAAGGATCTGGAAAATGAAAATCATTCGTGATACTGAATGTTATGGTCTATTGATGATCCCATTATTTGTACAACAAGGTATTAAAAGATGTAATATCAAAGATTGCAAAAACAGACCGACTACAGTCATTGTTAATCTGCACCCTGATATTTCAATAGTGGGAATGTGTGAAGATCATTTTCAGGCTGCAAATACCGGCACACCTGTAACATATACGTTTGAATTCAATGAATTTGATGCTTTCAAACAATCTGAATAGTACCATTTGTCATAATACATCTATGACGAATGGTATTGGCTCCTCTTGATGTTTTGATGGTAGAATGGTATTATACCAACTAAACAAAAGGAGTTTAAAATGAACCAGACACCAGTAATTACCGCAACAAAAATGAATGAATTTTTAGCAAGTTTTTGTGACATTTATACTGATCATCTTCATCGACGTGGCAGCACTTACATAATGAGATACACTTTCTTTTACACCAATGGAAAAACAGCAGAATTCTTCGCGAACAAACTTCGTAAAGCCGGCCTTATTGTTTTGAACACAGCCGAAGTTTGGAATTCTTGGCCAAAAGACTCGTATTGGGAAGTTCAATTCAAATTACCGCCTAACAAAACAATCTATGATTTGATGTAATAAAACAGCCTCCGGCAAATTACCGGAGGCTTTTTCTTGGGTCTGGGGATGACTACCAAGAATGCTGATGGCAATTACATCTGGGATTACGACATTTGAAGCCAGGTGTCTTCCAATCCTGTCTTTGAATGCCTGCCCACATTGATTGAACCAACCGATCCACGGTGCTGACATAATTCTGCCGCACCGTCTCAAGCACATAAGCACGAGGTGCATCTGTCCGCTTCACAACAATAAGATGACGGAACCGACCCCGGTGCTGCCGTTCACCGATGTTCAAAACATCCATAGCGTACAAATAAAAGTCTGGCTGTGTTTCATCTTCTGCGCGGGTGTGACCCCAGTCATTCCAGCTTGTTTTGATGTCCATAGGGACACCATCTGTGCATACAATATCTATATACCCGATGATGGGTACCGGCACGCCTGGGACCAAGAATTCTATATACTTTTCAACTTCTGTTGCCTCAATGCCTTCAATGATAAATTGAACCATGGGATCACTGAGAATTGTTTTTCCCTCTTCTTCCAGTTTATCATATGCATCTTCAGTAAGCATCATTCCCATTGCCCTGTCATTGAAAGTGTCTTGAAGATGTTTTGAAAATGTGAGGTGTGCCTCTGATGTCTTATTGAGAATGTCGCTCTCAATTGCGTTGTGTGCTGCTGTACCAAAAATTTGTGCACCTGATGGCGGTGACAATTCCTGCTTGACATATCTGACATACCAGGCCCGTGGACAGTGATGCCATAATGAAACACTTGAGTAAGAAAAGTGATCGAATTCCATATCAGTATACTCCTGTATATTCAAGGGCATTGTCGGTCAGCCGCATTCCTGGCCATGCGAGTTTACCCTTATGTTTTATAGTGTTAGTTTTATCAATATTTGCGTTCAAACGGACTCTTTTTCCGAAGCCGTCTGATGACATTATAAACCGCTGACCATTTTCTTTTGACCAGCCAACATATGCTTTATACAACAGATGTCTTTCAACAGCATATTCGGGATCTTGTGTTGTACATTCTTCAAGAAATTGTGCAACAATGTCCATTTCCGACCTGTAATCATTTGTTGCAGCAGTCACTTCAGCGGGATCTTGTAATCCGTATTTGAACCACCGAACAGCACCCTTGACAGCCCAATTCAAAATGCCTTCAGCTTCTTCCATCAGCTTCTTGTCAACCAGATCCCTGTTCAATCGCTTGTCTGCAGGAATAGGTGTTTCAAATGGAATTAATTTGAGCCGTCTCCAAATGGCAGTGCTGATACCGCGGACAATTGGCTTCTCATTTGTTCTCAACCATAATTTGAATTGTGGTGTGTAATAAAACGGTTCTTTGAATTTCTTGCAGGCTTGCAAACTATCGCCACCGGTGATCTGTTTGATCAGTGCTTCATTAAATTTTTGTCCTTCATCAGCTTCATTAATGGTGACAAATCTGGTACCTGGAAGTTGTGCAAGTGAGCTGTTTACCAGATTATTTTTGTCTTTAGTAACAAAAATATCTGCATCACTCATCTGCCCATATGATCCAATAATCTTTAGGATCACTTCTAAAATTGTTGACTTCCCATTGTTTCCAGCTTCACCCCAACAAATGAATAAACACTGTTCAGACACACTTCCGGTAATACTGTAACCCACAGCACGCTGCATATAATTAATCAGCTTTTTATTTCCTGCAAATGCCAGATCCAGGGTATTCAACCAAAAAGGACATTCGGCTTTTGGGTCATAATTTATTTTTGTTTGATGTGTGATATAAAATGACGGTGAATTCTCTACAACTTTTCCATTGCGCAAATTCACTAAAGCATTTGGTGTGTTCAGTAAGTGTAAATATTCTTGAGAGTCAAGATCATCAGGTTCAATGCGGATCCGTTCACGTGCACTGGCTAGAGCAATCGCTGCTTTCAGCTTTCCTTGATTGAGTGATAATTGTGCCCAATGTGCTTTTTTGGCCGCAATCTTCGCTTGACCAGGTTGTTTGCTTTCGGTTAGTGCATCACTTCTCATTGATGCCATCAAATCGGTTGCCAACATGATTACATTAGCATCATCTGAGTCATTTTCCCAAAATGATTTGTTCCACACATACCAACCCATTCCCTGGATGTATCGTATTTTATTGTAGGAGGTGCTGACAATCAGATCGGCATTATCAGTGTCTGTTGTTGGAATTCCCGCCGCTTCCTCTTTTGCTTTTTCTTCTTTCTGAACTTTTTTGAATGCACTATTAATTGATTTATTAATTTCTTCTTCAGTGACATCTTTGGCATTGTTTGTTTTACACCATTGAACAATCGCAGCTTTTGCAAAATCCGGTGACGCACCTTGTCTTGCAAGGACAAGAGAAGCGTGATAAATGCTTTCATTCCGCCGTCCTTTCGTCATCTTGTGACCTATAGTGTCATAGTCACCGTCATCACCTTTCGCTAAAATTAATTCAAGCAGCCAATCCGGCAAGGGTGCTGGTGGAACAGTGTCGGGTGCATTAATCCATTCATACTGATTACCATTATTGTGTGTTGATGGTGGAATGACTACCTGACCCCTGTTTCCGCGGATATCTACGCCAGGACCGAACGACAAAGGTGAATTCCCTATATTGTGGCCCTTAGGATATTGGAAATAAAGATGTTTGCCACCTCCGCCTGTAAGACATTCTGCAGTTGTAACTTGGCCAAATTTTCGTTCAATTCGCGACCATGTTTGCGCACCTCCGTTTTTAGGATCCACATCGACCACTACAATATTCGATATTTCACCAGTCGCGACGCCATAGTTACAATCTGGAAATCTGTCTTTCCAGGTGGATATGACAGCAAGATCATTGGTGGCTTTTTCCGGCCAACCTTTGAAAATAGGAACCTTATCTCTTGCTTTTAGTGGATGAATAAAAAATGTTTTTGGAACATGAAATTCAGTCATATCATCATTATAACATCCCTATTAACAATTCAAACGTTGAAATATAAAAGTAAGGAAGAATGTCATTTTTGTATATTAGTACTAGATGTAAACACACTAATACCATCTGTCATAGTAAACAAGTGACAAATGGTATTAGCTCTATTAGTCACAATGTGAGTAAAATGGATTTATCATATCAAACATTTATCAAACAAAAGGAGAATGAAATGGCTACAAAAATACAAAAAACAACATCAGCTTACAACTCAAAACGGTACTCAAAACCTTGGATAGCCAAAGTGGATTTTACCAATAATCCCCGTGGAGATTTTTCTTGGGGAACGTGGGTCGGTGACCATAGAAGTGGGACAGAAGGACTCCTCGTAATAACCGCAGAAGAAGGTGACATTATTGCCCACGGACAAAAAGACTTCCGTGGAAATAACACAGAAACAATTTACTGCCAGGTGCAAAATGGTAATCTTATTGAACTTTCCAGCAAAGTTGAAGCTTACCAACTATCAGTAACAAAAGGAGAATGAAATGGCACACAACTTATTTGGAGAAAGATTTGCAGGAAAGCGCGAACCAGCATGGCACGGTCTGGGAACAGTATTCACCGACAATATTACACCTTACGACGCAGTAAAATTGGCAGGATTAGATTATGACATCGTAAAAGTTCCACTGTCGGCCCAATTGGAAACAGGAGACATGGTCAGCACCGGTAAGTTCGGACTCATTCGTGAAGCAACCCCGGACTCGGGTGCGGCATTCTTAGGAACGGTATCCGAACAATACACTTACTTGCAAAATCGCGATGTTGCTCGGATTATTGAACCACTTGCAGAACTTTGGCCGACCGAAACAGTAGGCGCACTCGGACAGGGTGAAACAGTATTCATCACATTGGATGCAGGATCTGATACAATAAAGGGTGATCCTATCCGCCAGTACTTCCTTATTACCGACACCCGCAACGGTGGCACTTCAATGAAAGTAATGTTCACACCAGTGCGAGTAGTTTGCCAGAACACATTGTTAGCAGGCGAGCGAGCAGCCATTACCACATCAGCAATTCAGCATGATTACAATTTGGAAGGCAGCATTCAAGCACGCGTTGAATTGATCCAGAAAATGCAGAAAATATCAATCGAAACAATGGCACAATTTGAAGCAATGGCATCCGCATCAATTTCAGATGAAGGCGTGCAAGCACTTTTGGCCAGCGCATTTCCTTTCCCGAAAGTCTCAAAAGCAGTGGACATCCTGACTTATGAAGATGCAGAGTCATTTGGAGTACTTTACGACGCAGCAAAACGTGCAGAAGCATCTTATGAATTTTACCGCGGCAGGATGCAGGCTTTCAGAGATGGTGCAATGGAATTATTCCAGAAATTCAATGATGAACAACCACAACTTGCAAACACCGTCTGGGCAGCATATAATGCAGCAATTGAATGTTCAGACTGGCGCGAAGGAAATAGCGATGATAGCGCAAACCGCAGCTCATTATTCGGTGGAAGAGCAAATGAAAAGAAAAGAGCATTTCAAGCCGCTATGGAATTAGTTACAGTAAGATAATAAACATCATCAACGACCAGCACTCTTTAATAATCAGGGTGCTGGTTCAATTTTATATTTATATGGAGGATAACATGAAAGTTTTATTAACTGGGATGACTTCTAACCAGTGCCGGCCAGAAAGAACATCGAACACATTTTACAGCGGTACACTCGCATTACACACCGTCTTGAAGGAAAATCCGAATATTGAATATTCATTCGGTAATCCATGGGATTTTGACTTCACCGAATTTGACACAGTGCTGCTTGGGATTTATGCTGGAAATGCATTAGGAAGTTCAGCACGCTTTCCTGCTGTTGCTGAACAGCTTTTGAAAGTCAATCCAGAAAACACAAAGGTGATCCTGCACCTCGATGATTGGCATGCCAGCTCAATCAAAAATGGGATGAATGCGATGCGGAAAGAAAAGAATGTCCGCCGACTGATGAAAATGTTTCATCCAAAAGCAGATGATTACGAATTTGAAAACATTGTTGCAAACATTGTGACATGGTGTGAGGACATCCGCACCGGCCGCCGTACATATCCAGTATTATTACCTATGCTTGGGTGGCGGATGAATAAAGTAAATGTCATCGGTGAGTCAATGGGTCTTACTGGATCGTCATTCATTCCATATGATTATTGTGCGGCATTTGATCCAATTGAATTACCAGATCCTCCAAAAGAACGCGGATGGGTACTCGCAACAAAATATGACTACAATAAGTACATTGAAGAAAAGAAATTCACGTGGCCTGTAATTCGGTACGGGTGCAAGAAAAACGGTGACAATTATCTTCCCAATGAAGAGGATGTAATTCGTGAAGCTTATACAAAATATTGGGGTCTGATCTCGCATCCTTACCCTCCAAAACTTCGAGGACAAGGGCGGGATAAGTTTATGTTGGCAACTTGGACACGAAGTATAATTATTAGTGAACCAGGTGAAAATGATAATATGCCAGAGTACAATGTGTCCGTCAGTGAAATTGAAAAGATGTCTGATAAACAGCTTGAGGATCTGGCCGAAAGACAGCGGATTGCTTACCTGACAAATTCCTGGTCGCGGTATCAATTACAAGAGTTTGTGAAAGGACTAATTAAATGAATGTACTAAGCGCACATGTTTATGGCGGAGGATTTGTTCACGGATTGAAGATGGCGGGTGCAAATCATATCGGATCACTTGAAACTTGGCCACCAGGCTATGTTATGTCTGATCTGATCGGAATGAAAAGAATTGGCAAGGTGATGTCTGCAGATTTATTTGTAACCAATCCGCCGTGTTCAAGATTTTCAACAATGAGTTCACATCATTATTCAAAGGAAGCCAAAGCTGACCTTTCATTGTTTTGCGAACTTACAGAAAGTCTTACATGGGCTAACCAGTCAAAAGCTGGAATTATCTGGTGGGAAAACGGACCAGCAGCATTCACTTCGGGACGCGGAATTATTCATGGTGCTCATGAATTTGTAGGAGCAAAAACAACCCTAGTTCTTAAGATTGATCCTTCATGGTCTGGTAATATTCAATTACGACCACGCACCCATGTAATTCATTTTATGGATAAAGTAGAGGTGAAAGGATTGCCTGCTGCAACTCGACCACAAATATCGGTCAGAAAGTGGATTGATGCTCGCCTAGGATCAGTTGAGAGAGTGCCAGCACCAGATGTACGGTATTATCTCGAGAAAAATGCTGTAGAACAAATCGTGGCAATGGAGGGTAAAAAATGTTTCAATTCCTGTAAACCTGCATTGATCAATGAAGACCAAGCATATTCATATGCAGTGTTGTCATCAAGACAATTTGCATGGGCCCAAGAAAACAGATGGTGGAGTGTTATGGAATATGCTGCAGCGATGACTTATCCGCTCGACGTTGATTATGGTTCACTGAATTATCCGATACATAAAGTGTTACCATTATTGTCAAAATCAGTAATGCCGGCAGTAGCAAAATATGTATATGAAAATATTGTAAGTCCGCTGGCTAAAAACAAGGTGCTTGATGGTCCGCACCGTCCTGATCTGGACGGCGACATTTATTATGTCAGAATGTTAGCTGACCGTAAAGCCCGTGATATTGTATTGTAGGAGTATTATTATGCTGTTAGTATTTGATGGCCCGGAAAAAGCTGGAAAATCCACTCTAATAAAAGAATTAGGTGAAACTCTCAGTGCACAAAATAATAATGTAACAGTAAGACATTGGGGAAAGGTTAGTTCAGACACCGAATATGCCGCACCTTTGATTGCAGATTTGAAAAAGGCAAGCGAACTAAATGAAATCATCATTTGGGACAGATCATGGGCAAGTGAAAAAGTTTATGGATTTATGTTGAACAGACACGATCACCGGCTTACTCATCTGCAATCATTAGGTGAATGGTATTATAGCAGAATGGTTGATCATTATGGTGGAATGAGGTTTATTGTTCTTCCAGACATACAGAAAAGTGCATCATTGCGGAGTGCTGATGATCTTCCAGTAGATCCATATAATGAGTATGAAATGTTTCGGCAACACGCGCTCGCACATGATTGGTTCCCACTTACAAATAAATTCACACAGAAAGATCTGGACAATAATGTTGACATTATTGTTAAAAAAGTTGAAGATTATAAGATGCCAAGTCTGTATGATTTTTATGCCCACGCTGAATATTATGGAAACATAAGCGGCAAATTTGTATTTTATGATGATTATCACTCAATGAATGAAGGAGAATTATTGCTTCCATTCTCGCACATTGACGGATGGAAATTTGCTTCACATCTTCCAAGGAAAGCATATAATTATGGTTGGTTGTCTCCACATCATATAAATGATTATAGACAATTGAATACTGTTATAGCATTCGGTGATAGTCATAAGTTAGCAAAAGAAGTACTAAACTTTGGTGAACTAATTGAAGCCCCTGCACTCGCTGACTTTTCTGATCATAGTGGATTAATTGATCAAAAGAAATTCGATGACTTCATAATGGACATCGGATTAATCTAGGAAGATAGTCACATTTCTTGGTGACTTTTGGTATTAGTACCGTTCATTTTATAAGATTTATAATGGACATAGAGTTAATAGATCGGAGGATAATGAATAAGTTGAAAAGATAAAACACAACATAGGAATGCAAACATACAAATTCAAAATAGGAGAAATATAAAATGGCACGTATACAATCAGAAGAACCAAAAGAACCAAAAGAAGAGTTCACACAAGGCGCACTTTTTGAGGATATGCTTGATGTTGATGACTCAGTTGAAAATGAATTAGCTGCAGTTGAACCAACCGGCATAGCAGCATTCAGCAATGATGCTTCAATTTTCAGCACCGCTGATATGGCACCTCCGATGCTCCGTTTGGCACAAGCATTGACACCCGAGGTAGTTGACGGTGAAGCAAAAGCCGGTCAGTGGATTGTTACAGGAAAGGAAGCGGTAGACGAGGTGCATGTTGTTCCGCTGGCTTTTGCAAGACGCCGAATGCTTCGTGATGCTGACAGCGGTGAACTTATGTGCAGCAGTGATGATGCAAAATGGGGTGTTGGAGATCCTGGTGGATCATGTGAAGAATGCCCGATGTCAAAATGGCAAGGTGACAAAGGAGCAAGAAAGCCACCTCCATGCATGTTTTATTATTCATATATTGTGTATGCTTCTGAATTTGATAGCAGCACTTTACTTGACTTCAAAAAGACATCATTAGGAATTGGAAAAATGTTGAATGCAGCAGTGGCCCGTGAAGGTTTCGGAAAAGTTGCAATCAAATTAACCTCAAAGCTGAACAAAGGCCGTCGAGGATCTTATTACACACCAGCACTCGTGCCTGTGAAAGATCAAGAACTAAAACAAGATCTGATTGAACAAGCATCAATGTCGGTGTAACACAACGTGATAAAGTGTACACCGGTTCAACATAGGGCTGGTGTACACTTCATTGGAGGTAGTATGAATTATTACGCAAGATATTATCGATCATTGTGGAGAGGAGACATCGAGACAGCACGTGGAATGAATGTTCACTGCGTCAGAAATGTCGAATTCACAGTGCCTATCGGAACAACATTTAGAAGGAAGCGAGATAATCCGGCAATAGGAATTGTGGAAGGCCTGCAATTTATTGCCGGCGTATTCCGAAAAGAAGACATTGAAAAGATTGCGCCCCGAGCTCGCTTAGATTTATTCACTGATCAAAGTGCTTATGGTCCTCGAGTGAAAAGTCAATGGCATTCAATTATTAATGAACTCAATGCTGACCCGAGCAGCCGCCGTGCTGTCTTAGTTTTACCGTACACAAATGAAGAATTAGGTGATCGTCCGTGTACAACATCTATGCAATTCAGTGTGCATAAAGACAAATTGAACGTGTTGGTAAACATGAGATCATCAGATGCTGTTTGGGGACTTCCATATGATTTGATCCAATTCTCAATGGTCAGTATGATGCTTGCAAAATGTCTGAGATTGTTACCAGGTATGCTGAAGATATATATTGGAAATGCACACATTTATGAAAATACTCATCGTAATGATTTTGCGTGGAAGAGACATCATTTTAACATAAACAATATTGTGCCAAATGTGCTGACTCCAAATAGTTATAAAGATGCAACACTGGAAATTTTGAATGATCCGCAGATGACTGCTTATTCATTACAAACACTCATAAGATTGGAGCCTGCACCATGATCACACAAGATCCTAGAGAGGTGCTGTCAATATTAGAAAAAGATACGGAAATTGCAATTGATACGGAAACAACGGGACTCTCGCCATGGCGGGATAAAATAGCACTGGTGCAGCTGTACGGAAATATTTCAAAAATACCGGTGCTGTTCCGTTGTGATCCACGAAAAGATCAAAGTTCAATTGCAGAATTGAGTGAAGATTTATTCACATCAAACCGCTTATTCATCGGACACAACTTAGCCGCATTTGACTTATTGATGCTTCATAACAGCGGATTTGCTGACTGGGAAAACTCACGCTTTTATGATACTTTGGTTGGCGAATGTATAATCAGTACCACTGGCCGCCAAGATGTCTCTAAGTCCCTAAAAGCATCCGTAAGACGACGGCTAGGATTTGCTGTGGATAAAGACATTGAACACGGACAGTGGATGGCTGATGAACTATCGGATGATCAGATCACTTATGCCGAGCAGGATGTGATGCACCTTCATAAACTTCGTGATGTTCAAATGAAGATTGCCGCTGAAAAAGAAATGTCGGATGCACTCAATCTTGAAATGAATATTTTGAGACCAGTGGCAAAAATGGTGCTGAACGGTTTACCTATTGATCTTGAAAAGTATTATGCTTATTATGAACATCAACAAGAGATTAGAGATAAGTTTCAAGAACAACTCGAGTCGACAATAGGACCGATTAATTTTAATTCTCCACAACAGCTCAAAAAGGCAATAGAACAAAGATATGGTGTGAGAATGAAGTCAACAAATAAAGCAGCACTGGCCGAGCAGGCTTATTTTGACTCAGGTCCTCTAGCCGATTTTTGTAAGTTACTTTTAGACTTCAAAGTGCCACAACAATTTCTGAAAACATACAGTCCCGAATGGATTGAAACATATGTCGATGATGCACGAGTTCATGCACGCTTCTGGCAGGCAGGAACAGACACACTTAGATTTTCATCGTCAAATCCGAATATGCAACAAGTGCCGCGGACAGCACGCGAATTATTCGGAGGGCTTCCAGGTCACCAGATTATTGCTGTGGATTATTCGCAGCTTGAAGTAAGAATTGCAGCAGCACTTGCAGATGATCATGTAATGCTGGAAGCACTGGAAAGTGACGATGTACACAGTGCTGTCGGTTCACAAATTTATATGAAATTTCAATCTGAAGTAACTAAGGAAGAACGTAGGAATGCTAAGGCAGCTACCTTTACATTGTTATTTGGCGGAACGGCCAATGCATTATTTGCTCATGCACGCCAACAAGGTGATCCGCTGTCATATTCTGAAGCAAGTAGAATTGTTGAACGCTTTTTTGAAACATACACTGGATTGAAAACAGCTAGGGCCCGTGCTTATGCAGTTGCACAAAATCGCAAGGTAGTCACTGTCCGTCTGCCATTAGGAGCCAAAAGGGTGCTGGTAGGAAGAACACTGAAGCCGTCTACAATATTAAACACAACGGTACAAGGAACAGCAGCAATTGGATTGAAAGTTGCCATATTGGATATGTATGAAAAGACCGATCTGTTTGACTATATTGGTGTAACAGTACATGATGAAATGGTTGGTGCTTTTCCAGATCCTTATGTATGTGAAGCACAAGAATTGATGCAGCACCATATGATTGAAGGAATGAAGCAGGTGCTGCCGCCAAATGTCAAAATCAAAACAGAAGCAAAGGTAGGTGAATATTGGAAAAGCTGACCACGGAACAAAAACAAAAAGTAGCAAATGGATTATACGGATATTTATCGTCCACTGGCACCCTCATGAGTTTTACAAAAACATTTGAATTGCTGTGTGAAATTCACGGTGAAGCAAATAAATTAGTTGACGGAAAATCATTCTCAGAAATGACTCCAGAAAACTTGAGATTGTTTTGTCTTGCGCTGATTGCTGAAACGATAGAGTTCATGAATGAGTTCAATTGGAAAGAATGGAAAACAAATCTCAAAATCGTTGATAATGATAAAGTGGTAAGTGAATTTGGTGATATCATTGCTTTTGTAGGAACACTCATTGTTTTGTTGAATGAGGCTGGATATTCACCACATGCACTCGCCATGGCCTATATTGCTAAAGAAGCGAATAATGTAAAACGGTTTATAGAAAAGTATTGAGAGGATAACATGACAGATAAAGTTGAAATAACCCAGGAAAGATTTGATGCAGCCACTAACGGCGAGATTTTTGCCTTTGGAACAGCACCTGACTCGCCTGAAGGCCTGCACATGACGGGATCTGGTAAGTTATTGAAATGGGTTGCAGTAAAAGGTTGGATCGGTGACTGGAGCATTTATTGTGGATGGTCACATCAACCTTCATACGAAATTGCTAGCAATGGAGATAAAGTACATTCAATTGAAAACATAAAAAATGTAATCATTATACCTGAAGAAATATTGGAAAGGTATAGGCACTAAGATGAATGTTGGAACTCAAATAGTGTATATACCTACACATGCTGAAGGCGATGTTACACACCCTGACTGCGAGTTCGGATTTATATTCGGATCATCTCACAATTCGGGAGATAAAGCATACTTTTGTCGATACTGGCGGAAAAGACAACCAGGGGTGCTGAGGACTACAGCTTGTTCTGAACTTACTAACGCACGTGATATACAAGAATATCAGTCTGTTCCACAAGAAGTAGTAACTAAAACTATCGATCAAATTCTCGACCCATTTCTTAGATAGTACCGAATGTCACAGTTAACATGTGATTAATGGTATTAGCCCCAGTATTGAGTTTGACAGTAGAATGGATCTATCAAATTCAAACAAGGAGCAAAAATGAAATACTACTTCAACATCTTCGCACTCAATACCAATACCGGAAAAAACATGTTCTTCGCAGGTCTTTACCTAACCCGCAAAGAACTAAAAGAACAAGCTAGCTACTTGATAGCTAACGGCTTCAACAGTATAACTTATTTGAAAGTGACGGTGTAATATGGCAACTAAAGCAATAAAACTTTTATCTGATGATCCCTCAAAAGAAGAAGAAATAGAATTCTTCAATGCCATAGTTGAAATGGTTCCATCGAAGGCATACTTATATGACTTCTTCAGCTATGACATGATCAAATGGGTACAGAGTGCAATCAAAGCCGACTTTGCCCTAGACATTCACAAATTTTATGAAGAAGTTTCTGAAGAAAACAGGGTGTTGGAAAAGCGGATCGATGAAATTCAAGAGCAGCACCTCCGAGCTTTAGAGGTAATTCAGAAAACTAATCCTGGTAAAATCAGCCAGCTAGAAAAGGATCTGGAACAAATGACTAATGAATGCATAAGTTGGAAGGATGCATCAGAAAAACATTGGTTAGCATTCAATAAACAACTTGAAACAACAGATGATTTGAAAGATCAAGTTGATCAACAAGCACTCGAAATTTTACAGCTGAAAGCAAAATTATACGATTACATCGCGAAGTAAGTTCATTTCGCTCCTTTGTACGACGGAGGCATCTAGCTTAGTAACCTGGGTGCCTCCAAAACTAAGTGGGAAAGGATTATTATGAAAACAAAACCAACAGCACCCAAGTCATGGAAAGAATGTTCTGTATGTAAAGGTTATGGATATGTGAAGCATCCAGACAAAGGATATGTCAACTGCAAAAAATGCAAAGGTGAAGGTGAAATATATGAATAATAAAGAGAAAATTGAAATGGTGGCAATCTTTCTTTTACGGCTTGTTGCCCACTTATTTGGAATGTACAGCGGCGTAATAGTCGGCGTCAGATAGTACCAAATGTCACAGTTAATATGTGATTAATGGTATTAGCTCCAGTATTGAGTTTGACGGTAGAATGGATCTATCAAATTCAAACTAAATATAAGGAGATCAAAATGACATACCAAAAACAACTAAACGTACGGAATATTGAACAGAAGATTATCTTCCTTGGTGAATTACAAGGACAAATCTCAGACGGTAATTGGGAAAATGCACGCCCTCATAATCACCATAAAGACTGGATGCTCAAGTATGACGAAATCAAAGTTGAACCAGATAATGTTGGCCGCACCTTCTGGGCAATGAAAGATAACTATAACTTCAACAGCAATGATCTGTGGCAGTGGGAAGAAATTACCAACCGAGTGCTGACTTTGGTGAATGCCTGCCGCACCTGGCCAGAAAGAACAGAAGAATTCATCCGTCATCATTGGGATCTAGAAAAGTTATTTGATGTTAGTATGATCGAAGTCACTTATACAAAACGGATGTTGATGGCAGACCTACGGGATCTGAAAGTAATTGTAAAGCATTATATCTATAACTACAAAGGAGAGTAAAATGATCATCACAAAAGTAACACATAAAGAACTTATGGAAAGCAGTCTTATTAAACTAGTGATATTCGGAAATATTTTAGCGCCTACATTAGTTGGAAACACCGAAATTCTTGGCACACTGTTGTTGTTAACCTCATATAATGAAGAGAAAGATCGGCGCGCAACAGCTGAAGAACTTTCTAAATTTGTGCATGATATGACCAAAGAAGAATTCAATTCATTTATTGACAATATGCTTATTCAAATAAAAAACGTGTTGGCTGGAAAGGATGCAAAAAGTGGAACATACGCTAACTAAATTAGAGGCGCTGGAACAATTCATCTTATGCCTTCGTGATGACTTCATCGATGAAAATGAGAACCTTCAACAGCACCCGCAAACAATCAGTGTATCAGATCTTGTTTGGTTACAATGTGCGGCCCAAGAACTTGCAGAACTTGCCAGAACAGTAAGTCAAGGTGAAATGAAGACGTGGCTGCTGACAGAATTAATAACTTCCGCTCCACCAGCTATGAAGCAGAAGTCATTCGACAAAAAACTTTCAAATATCAAAACCGTTGTAACTGCAGCATACTTTTTATAGTAGTCCAAATAATCTTACAACAATTTCACCAATCACAATAGTTAAAACAATCCAGACTATCTTAGCGGCAGTCTGGCTTGTTTTTTGTGCGTGCTGAATACGGTCAAGTAATGACTCATTGTCCGCACCCTTCCTCACATCGCCGATTAAAAGAAATTTTATTTCTGTTGTATCATCATCGATGTGAGTAAGTTTTTCGTTCAGTGCTGCCACACGTGTCACGAGGCTTCCAGCAGGATCACCATTTCCGAGGACGACTTTTTGTAACGCTTTTATTTCATTATGAAGTTCTTCATCATGCCGTTTGTGGGATATTACCATACCATAAACAAGGTCTGCCATCATATGAAGAGCTTTTGTTACATTATCTTCAGATTTTATCTTTTCCCAAAGAACGCGATCACTTTCTCTGTCCAAGTCAAATCCTGTCATTATATCCTACATAGATTTGTATAGTTCATCTTCTTGCACTATATCATTAGCTTGCTTCACAGCAATTGGTTTAGGTGTAACCATGTAAGTCGATTGGTTACTCATTACAGCTAAAACAAAAGTGTAAACAAAATGAGCCGCCGTTGTTTTGTCACAAATAAAATTATTTATCTGAATAAGATTTGCGCAGCCCAATCCAAATATTGCTGCTGTAGAAACAAACATAAGAATTAGCATTGTAAACTGCTTGAATTCATTTGACTTCATAGCAAACCATACATTGAACTTTGGAATGTATGTGAATGACATCGACAATACTGAACCAGCAATCATCACAATCACATCTTGATTAAGAGTTAATCCTGTCTCCATTTTGACCTTCCTTTTCTTCGTTCATTAATTTTTGTAAATAACCTTCCCGTAATCTGTCACTGTCCGATCCAATTTTAAACAATGTATACATGACAAAACCTAAACAAAATCCACCGCATCCGCCCACGAACAATCCTATTCCAAATGATAACCACGGGTTCATAGGTGCAACTCCGGATGCGCCGTCCATAATTTCTCAACTTTTTCTTCTAAGCTTATTGGAGCAGGCGGAACAATTACGCCAGCATATTGATATTTCTGAATGTATTCATATAACACTGGCAAATTTAATTGGGTATGATACCACACCCAGAAATCAACACCGTGCAGGCCGAGTTCTTTTGCTTTTTCAAAAAATCCTTTGATCTGGTTTACTGTAGGTGCCCATGAATTAACCTTATAGGCGGGTGCTGTTGCACAATAAGGCAATTTGATATCCATTGCTTTGAATTCATCGTAAGAACTCTGCAGCTGCACACTTCCTGCAGTGTCTCCAAAATTCTGTTCCCAATAAACCTGCGGAATATCAAAGTCACATTTTGATCTGAACTCTTTCCACGGTAATGTAGAATGATATCTTGGGAACCGATATGACGATAATCCTATGGGAATATCCGGCAAAAAATATCTTAGTTTATTCATTATTGCTGCAGCTTCTGCATATGAGTCTTTGATTGGTGCTTCCGCATCCAGAATATATCCAACTAACTCGGGATGCTTTTTGAATGCCTCAATAACTCGATCACAACCTTGTGACCATGTAGACCTGTAAACTGCACCCCATCCCCAACATTCAATGCCGGCAGCGTGTGCTGCAATAATGAACGGACGTAAGTCTGTACCACCTAGAACTTTTGTTTCACCTAAGTAACCATCATGGATGTGAAAGAAGAGGTGCTGAACACCGGCCGCTTTTGCTGTTTGAGCCAGCAAAATAGGATTGCCAGCCATTGTTTGGGTAATCATCCATATAAACCAACCTTTTCCTTTGGGTAAACGGTCTCGTGTCATATTTGCCTCTACTCTATTATATCATGTTATAGTCTGTGTAACATCATTCACAACGATTGCTCGTGCGAGTTGCACAGTGAATATTTTATCTGATGCATCCATCCACTGAATGTCATAAACATAATTCTTTGATGCAAGTTGCATTGACGCACCTGCTTCAATAGTTATAGAAATATTACCTAAACTCTCATCATCTATAACCAGGCTGCCAAGAAGAGGATCTGAAGCATCATCTTGGTTCAATTTCAAAAGTCCTTCTGTTAATTCAATCATTACAATCGCATCATCATCTGAGGCAAGTGCCGAATTCTTCATAGTGAACCAGACTTTCTGATTGCCTACAAGTGACCCAAGTCCTTCAAATGACATTGTGACAGTGTCACCTCGGACAATAGCAATGTCTTGAGCATCGATCAATGCCTGCACCTGTGCTGATGACATTGTGAGGGTGCGGACAGGATATTCCCATGGATTACCAAGTGCGGCAATTGCTGCATCTAGATCATCGAAACGCCCCTCGATCAAAGCCCAAAGTTCGTCTAAATCAGCTATTGGCATAATAATCTCCTATACTCTAAAATAACTTCGTGTTGCATTGGTAACGTCATTCACCACAACACGACGCCCCAAGCTCAAAGTAAATATTTTGTCGCTTGCATCCATTCTAGGTAACCTGTTTCTACTCATTTTTGTTCCTTTCTAATCGTAATCTCGTTCGTGTTCGCATCCGTTTCCTTTTCATCTTTACTCCATATCTCATGCGTCCTTGCAATCATCCGTGACCATGACCACCTATATCGCATAAACAACACTCATAGATATAAAATCACTCGCAGCCCAAGTCATAGGAAAAGATGCACTAACAGGCGGTGTGTATATTCTGTAGATGTCAGCAAATTTTCCAACTATATTAAACCACGCTGTACCAGCATCATATATTTTTACAGGAAATACTTCAATTGCCGACGCAGCTGGTATAGGCACTGAAAAAAACCATTCTCCAGAACCATAGGTTGTTGTAGAACCCATATTCACATGTATATTCAAAAAACACACCCTACCAATCGAACAATACCTGCCTGTCAACGTTCCATCTCCGAGACTCGGATTTGTTGTTGATGCTGTCCAAACAGGCGTCCAATCCTGCCACACGCCACCGATTTCAATTTTACGAACCCCATCAAGTTGATATTTGAGGTCGGATATTTGGTTTTGTAAATCTTGCAAAGCATCTTCAATGTTCATGCTTCACCTCGCACCATTGCATCCACTTCATCAATAAAATTTCCGCCAGAATTTGCATAATTTATTTGATATGTAAGAATGCGACATAAAAAAGTTTTATCATACCATTGCGCAGTGACAAGATCCCCATAATCCCAGTCTTCACCATAAATTGTGTTTTCTGTCTGGACAATTTTCCCCGTCAAAGATATTTTACTCCGATATTTTGCTAATAATTCTCGGGCTTCATTATCAGCAGAAGCTTGCACGCTTATTTGTGTATTCTCCTTTTTGACTTCTCGACGTGCCCATGGACTTTTTGCAATCCTATCAAACGCATCAGCTCGCCCAATTATTCTGGCTGACTTTTCTCCTGCCGCTAATAAGTATGCTGCTGTTCCTTCATTTTCAAAATCGAACATTAGTTCTGGATCCGCAAGATTGCCGTCATCAGGTGACAATGTGACAAACTTGCTTTTGTCTTGACCGCGATAATCAATATATGATTTAAACACTAACGGTAATGTTCCAGTATATTCAATATCATAAGTAATCCAGGTGCCGGCATTTCTTGATTGATCTGTAATATCTTGTAATAATGACGGAAGTTCCTGCCACGCGCAGTTTTTTGTAATTGACGCACCCAAAGAACTTCCAGACCCAGTTAATATATATGCAGTATTAATTAATCTGCTTGCTATAGCCCCAGATCCAAAATTATTCGACATCACTGAATGACACACATCATCAGCATAAGTACTGAATATTGCATTTGCATTCCCTGCTGCGTAAGCATTTATCCTGCTTGTCAATAAATATAAACTATCAAGGCCTTTCATGTACACATAATCAGCGCCCTCCGAATTTCTTCGGACTCCAAATTTCCGCAGGAAATACAACGTCTTTCCATCAATTGACATATTCCCATAACCGTCATCCCGCCATATTTCAATCAGCATATCCTCTTCAAGTGCATTAATATCAAGATCAGTTGCCGGTACAATAAGTTCACAAGAATAAGTTGAACGATCAGCACGGCCGGCCTTCAGTGACTGAAATTCTTTCATGATTGCTTCAGTCTTTGAACCATTTGGAGACTTTATAAACACTTGATATTTGTTCATTATGCTGCACCGTCCACACTCAACAGTAGGGGTTCATATTTCAAAATTGTGTTAGTTGTTGGATACGTATAATTATCCACAAATATTTGAATTATATTTTCACCTCTTGATAGAAATAAATCAAGATTTGAACCTACAGAAATATAACCACGTGCATCACCTTTTGATGTTGTGACCAAAGTATTTTTGTTTGGACGTAAATCCAAAGTCATTATTTCACCTGATGCCAAAGTCAAATTACTGAAGTTTATTGTTTTTCCATTACTGAAGTTTTTTATCTGATAAACATCTCCAGGCCCAGTAATTTCAAAAATCGGATACCCGCGATCACAATCAATTGTCATTGTATTTGTTGCCGCAATAGTTGCGGTTCCTGTGGTGCTGAAAACAATTGCAAGTGTTCCGTTGGCATTTTTTGCAACATCCCTTATAATTGCGGATCCTGGCAAATTAGCTTCGAGTTGAAACAGCGTATCATTCTTTATAATCACAACTCCATCTGGCCAATCAACGCCTTCAACACTTTGAAAATTACCATACATCCAAATTTCATCATCAATAACTTGAGCACCTGTAAACCCGCAGCCTGGAACTCCAGTACCTGCAACAAGCCAAGTCTTTTCCACTACCCAACTATTCAAATTTATTTTCTTTATAACGCCCGAAGTTGCTGCACCTTGATACATTGATCCCGCATATACATAATTTCCATAAACAGCAAGACGTGCTCCCCCTGCCGCAAGCCCAATAGCCCATGCTGACCCATTATAATATTCAATAGTATTAGCATATGTTCCACGCAATAATACATCATCATTTGTTACAGCCAATGAAGCAACTAAAGCTGTTGCTCCATAAAGTGTCATTGCTCCACCGACATTTCTATAAACCCCTGTAGTTCCACCAACATATAAGACATTATTAGAGTCCCAAACAATTGCTTCTATTGTTCCAGATGAAATTCCACCTGCATATTCTACCCATGCTGTTCCAGACCAATATCCAACTCGCCTAACTGTAGTTGCTCCAGACAGCGTGAATGTTCCAACTGCCCATAACGAATTATCAGACTTTCTTATTCGCATTTTATGCACAACGTTATTTAGACCATTTCCAAGACTTACCGGATTTGCCGCTTCATCAATTGTGAAAACTGATCCAGCCACTCCATTAAAAGCTGTTACTACTCCAGCTAAATGAAACTTATTTGCTACTCTAGCATCGGGACAGATAGTAGCAATTTCACCTGTTGCGCCCGTACCAAAAGCGAACCAAGTACCTTGAGACTTTCGGCCAATAATATACTTCAAACTTCCAAGTGTATCAACATACTGAAGATATTCCGATCTGGTGCCTTCAATTTTCATATATACATCAGACATTCGAAAAACAACATCGATAAAATCTGGAAGCACTGTTTGAGAAGCCCGATCAAGCCCAGAAATATATTGACATTTTATATCGACAAATTCTGTGGCAACTTCACCATCACTATCATATCCAATATATTTCAATAAAATTGGCTGCGCATATTGCCTTGAAAGCGGATCAACTAATTGGCGAATTCTTTCCCGTTCTTCACTAATCTCACCCATCGACATATCGGCAGATAAAACAATTTGAGCAGCGAAAAATCTTGCATTTCCTTTTGAATACAGATATCGTTCTCCACCTGTTACAAGCGGAATTGCAACATTACTGACCGGTGCCATCCCAAGTCCATACACATCCAACTTTTTGCATCCTAAAACTAAAGCTTCTAACTCTCCGCCAGAGTTGGTAATCGCAGCTCTATAACTATTGCTCGCATGCGGCGTACTCTCCCACCAATATTCAAGCACCTTCTTCGGGTTCAAAAATCCTTCCATGCTGCCATCAAAATAAGTAGTTGGAGTTGTTCGGTTCTTTTCAAGTTGTAAGCCATCAATAAATAATATGGCTGAATGTAATTCTAAATCTCTTATAAATAATTGGTGCAAATTTGCCGCACCAGTAGTTGTAAAAGTAAAAGAATACCGCTTCCAAATTCCAGCACCTTCAAAATTTATGTATCCAGGTGAGGAGCCATTAATTATATCCAATACATAGGCATTATATTGATAACCTTTTGTTCCCCAAGCATAAAATGACAAACAATACTGCGTTGACGCTTCTAATTCTGCGATATTTGTATATGCTCCGCTGCTTAGTGTTAAAGGATCTGGTTCAATTGCTAAAGAATAAAATCCAAACTTGACCTGTGATTGTGATTGTGTAGGTGTACCATTGTTCCATCCTATCCAATCCATTGATTTTTCAATTGAAGGATTAGGAAAATAGTTTACACCCGCTAATGGCTTCACCACAAATAAATCATAACTATGAACGGTCATACAGTCACCGCCTTTGCCCGATCAATCGAAAATTGAAGTGCATCGTAACCTGAATTCATATAGTTGTTCATATTTTCAATTGTAACTCCACCATTTCCGCCTGTAATCATGTTTTGATTATTCATTCCAAAAATGTTGTCACGAGAGTCAAATTCCAAACTTGCTCTGAATGAAGGCAAATCTGTGGCATTCAATTTTCTAAGTTGTTTACTGATCCCAACTAAACCTAATTCAAACGGCGTCGGTGAACCAGGCGTCAACCAATCAGGCAACTTTATATTCGATAATTTTGTTGCCATATCTTTCAACCAACCCGTAACACTTTTAATTGCTTCACTAATACCATCAAGCGCATCTTTGAATGCACCTCCGAGATACCCACCCACTGTTTCTAATGCCGGCATGATGTGATCATTGAACCATGTAACAAGATCCTCAATGACTGGACCAAGAGTTGCTGACAGAAAATCTCCAACCGCTTGAAATGCCGGCAATAAAACATTTTCCCATAATCCAGCCATTGCTGTAATTGCAAGTGTGAATGCCGCATTAAAAAACTCACCAAGTGCCATGAAGAATGGGAACAGCACTGTGCTCATCCAGTCCCAAACAGCTTGAATTGCCGGCCATAAAACATTAGTCCAGATGTCTGATACTGTTGCAATAATTGCTGTGAAGACATCAGTCAACCACTGACCGTATGCCATAAATCCTGGCCAGAGAGTGCCGCTGATCCAATTCCAAACTGCCTGAATTGCAGGAAGCAACACATTGTCCCAGGCATCTTTCAAAAATGCTAAAGCAATTGGTAAGTTTACATCTAACCACTCTTTCAACACCTCGAACATTGGTAATAACTTTTCTTCCCATAATTGGGTTGCTGCTGTTCTGATGCCTAAGAAATCATTTTCCCAAGCTGCTCTAAGTAAAGCGGCCGCGGCTATTACAAGAAGAAAAGTTCCAATAATTGGAGCGAGTGCTGTAATCAGCGACCAGATCATCGGAAGAACAACCATTCCAACTGCAACTGCCATGGCTATAAGAACATCTTGTAATTTTACGTTTTGTTCAATCCAGTCGGCCACTGGCGCCATTATTTCTACAACTTTATCTATAAAATCTTGGATACCTGCAACAACTTTTACAATTTCATTTGCAATATCTGGTGGAAATAAATCATACATTGCTTCTGTAAACACAACAAGAAGAGGACGTCCACTTTCAATACCTGCTATAAAATCAGAGATCACTATTGCAACAGTCTCAATGACGGGTGCAATTTTATCAAATGCTGCCTGTACCTTTGGCATAATATTTGAAAACATTCGTGCGAATGTATCAAGTAAAACTTTCAGCACCGGCAAAAATGCCATCCCTATTTCTTCTTTTGCATTCTTCATAGAAGTTTTGAATTGAGCAAGTTTTGCTGATGCTGTTTCAGTAACATCTGGCATTGCTGCTGTATTCGCTTCTAACTTCTCGAGAACTACAGACATCATACCAGCTTGCTGTTGTGCTTTAGTTAATTCTTCTGCTTCGACTCCATACATTTGTGCAGCACGCTCTGTTGCATCAGACAATTTTACTTGAATACCAAGGTTGTCCAAAATCATTGGACTCAGGCGGCCGACACCAACAACAAGACTGTCCATCATATAACCCATGTCTTGTCCTGTGGATGCTGATACCTTACCGAGATACTTCATTGCATCAGGAAGTTGAACAGCAAAATCTTCACCAACTAATTGTGCCGCCTTATTGAATGACATCATAAGATTACGATTGTCAATCATGCCATTGCTGCCCTTTTGAAGTGCTGACAGCATTTCATCCATTCCACTTCCTGCTGCAGTTGCAATCCCATCAAACGCCGCAGAAATTCCTTCCACGGGTGCTGCATCAATTGCGAGTTTACCCATTGCCGCACCCAATGCAGCTACCGCTGTAGTTGCTACACCTATTCCAGACATAACACCTACACCAGCAAATTCTAAATTCTTTTTTATTTTATCGAGGTTTGAAGTAACTTTTCCCCTGGCTGCATCCAGATCTTTATCGAGCATATCAAGCATTGCGCGGATAGGAATAAAAGCTTCACCTAACTGGGATTTTTGCATGTATTCTCTCCTTCATTTGTTTGAATTCCTCGCGCCGCTTTTTCAGTTCTTCTCCGCTAAGTACTTCTGCCTTTCCAGCTTTCAATAATTTTGACAGTGCTGGCAATCTTTTTGCTCTTGAAAGTGCTGCAACATGCCATGCTAACCAAGCCAGATCCCGTTGTTCTTCGTCAAATTTCCACGCCGCTGCTTTTATTACAAGATATGTTTCAACTGGGGTCATATCCCAATATTGTTCAACTGTTATGTTACATTTTAGAGCTTCGGCCAGGACCTCATCATGTGTCTTTTGATCCTGGCCGCTTATTTTGGGGTATCGTCATCCTCAGTTTTTGGTGTCAACATATCAACAATTGCCGGTATAATTGCAGCTGCAATTTCAGCAAATCCAAGTTCATCCAAAATTTTGTATGCATCATCCATTGTTACAGATCTTCCACCGTCTCGCATATCTCTACGTGATGCTTCCATACCGAACCTTAACATAGTGGCAACTTCACGTATTCCAGTCTTTCCATCGGAAAATCCTTGAGAAATTTCAACAATAGATTTGTTCAGATTTGCTTCAATTTCTGCCAGCGCACGATTAGTATATAAAACTCTTATTTCTTGATCACCGACAAAAAATGTTGTACTTCCGCGTGCTCCTTTTGACGTCGCAGGCATTAGCTACCTACTTCCTGCCAGTCACCATCAATTGTTAAAGCAATTGAAATTGTGGCTTCACCTTGATCTGGAAAACTTTCACTCATTGATGTAATCAATGCAGTTGCCGTTTCAAGAGTTACTTCTTGTTCTTCACGCGCAACAAGAATTAGTTCACCAGCACGCTTTGCTGCTTTTAGTGCCTGGTACGCCGAGTCAGTTGGAACATATAGTGCATCAAGCGAAATTGTTGAACCATACCGACCTGCCAAAACTCGTTTGGCTCTTTGATCTTTGCAGCTGACATCAATTTCTTCAGTAGTCTCTTCAAACGTAACATCACGCTGACAACCAACTACTTCATAAACCGGTGTCTCTGGAGTTCCTGTGTTCACCATCAGTAAGACGTCAGTTCCATTCATTGCCATTTCAACTCTCCTTTATTGTCATCTTGACTGTGAGGATCCGACCTTGAGCATTATCTTCATTCATAACAATCGGTCCTTCAACCTCACTTATAATAACATTATATCCTAAAATGGATATAATTTTACGGTGAAATATTGCCCGCACCCTCTCGCCGATGTCTTCAACAATCGCATCAGATCCTGAAGGTGGTCCATAACATCTAATATCTCTCCAGATTACTCGGCCTAAACAATTTTTAGTGTCTTCTGGAGAATTAATTACCTCACCCGCTGTCACAATACACGGAAGTTGTGAGTTACCAGGCCGAGGATCTGTTGTGAATATTGCAGGTGATCCTTTGTATGTTGACAACAATCCAACAAGCACCGCGTCACCTGCTAATTCATCATAAAATGCCTGTGTGATTGCACCCATCATCAACCTCCAAATAACTGCAAAATTTCTTTTGTATTATTGAAAACAGCGGGTCTCAAATAAGGATGAGCGGGTGCTGTTACACTACCAGTCTCAATATAAAATCCATGATAATGAGATCCAGCTCCTACGTTCCCAATTTTCATGCCTACAGCGACTTCTACATAATTTGAACCGATTGTTGAAGTATGAGTAAGAAGCCATTTTGACAAATATGCACGATAATTTTTGTCACGTTTTGTGTCTGGAGATTTTATTGCATCCAGCCGTCTCCGTGCTTCAGACTCTACAAACACTCCAACCACTTCTACATTTTTTGCCAAATTATTTTTGACCATTGCTTTTACTTTATCTGGCGTCCAACTTTTTATCATGTTGTGACCTCTTGTTGTATTTCATATGCATCAATTTCATAATGTTCATTTGCATATGATGGTACTCGCACTCCTAAAACTTCGACACTTAAACTTCCAACGGACACTATGTCACCGCGTTCAATATTTGCTCCAGCAAGCGTATACAGCACGTGTGTGATTTTTTGTTCTTCACCTTGTGCTGTCACTCTTTCAGTGCTTGATGCCGGTCTGATGCGTCCTCGGACTGCACCTACTGTAAGTGGAATTATTGTCCACCCACCCTGACCATCGGAAACACGTGACCGTCTGTAGATAATAAAAATATTGTTAAGTAAGGATTGGAATACCATGTCAAATCTCTTCCATTTTATACCGATCTAATATGTCTTTTTCGCTCATAAGCAGAAGACGGCTTCCAGATACTCCTACACTTCCACCGTCTGAACTAGATCCTGGTGTCACAAAAGATACGGAGAAGTCTCCTAATTGCTTTGATGCAATTCCTAATAATCCTTCATTACCTGCACTAACTAAACCAGCTTGGAATGTTCGTGCTGCTGCTCTTATGCATATTGACACAATGTCGTCTGGAATGGTCGCATACCCGTGTGTGTAAGTAAGTTGAATTGTTCTTGGACCTTTCAACCACACACCTTTTAATCGATATAATAAACCGAAATTTCCAAGTTTATAGTCCACATTCTCAACTAATGTCACATCATTTTCAATGACCTTTGAAATAGACAGCACTGGCAATTCAGGAAGCAACATCCACTGATACCCATTACCATCTAATTCAACTTCATCATCTTCAACATACACAATAATTTGCCTGCAGTAATTCTGAATTGCTGCGGATGCATCTTTTATTGCTTGCAATACTGCGGCAACTTGCACAGGTTCAACTATATCAATTTGAAGAAGTGTTGATACATCCTCAACAGTACAGAATTCTGCCATAATTAATCATCCTTTCCAAAATATTCTTCGAGAGCATTCCGCGCATTTTTAGATAGAAAATCCCAATTAGCATATTCCAATTCTTTGAAAGTTTTTATGTCGTGGTCACGGATTTTTTGTGCAGTGTTTTCACCAATTCCAGGAATGTCAGTAAAATCTTGAAGATCTATTTCTTCTTCAATTTCTTCTATATCTTCTATATTGACTTCCTGCTTTTCCACTCGCTTAGTCACTTGAGGTTGGATCATTTTATTCTCTACCTGCGGTTGCATCTTGATATAACCTTTTGCAATTGCATCCTGCTTATGCATTTTTGCAAACCGACCTTTTGAAATTTCTACTCGGATTAGATCATTATTTTTAGCCATTTGTTCTCCTTCCAGTGCGGAACTTTTGTATAATTTTATCTTCATCTCCAGAAAAACATTTCACAAATCTTCCAGGAGACACTTCAACTTTTATCATTTTCTCGCCACTGCGTGGATGCATATTTCTTATTCTTGCAGGCTTCGGATTTTTAGTTCTTGCTGTCCCTGTTCCGAACCAGTGATGTACAAAGAATACTTCCCGGCCTTGTCTACAATTCCACGTGTACGGAACAGTAGTAAACACTGCATCAGATAACAATAACGCACGCAATAATGCAACTTGTTCATCCCAATTTTCAAACCTCAACCATTCTTCAGACCATAAATCAAATAATTTATTTGTTACCTCATTCTTTTTCCAGAAAATCATTCCAGAATTATGATAAAGCATAATAGTATTGTTAAATAATTTACATGTGTATTTGCTTTCTTTATCACCTGCCACCGTATCAACTATTGTCCTTGTTTGTGTCTCAGCAATAATGACATCAGCATTTTTTAACAGCGAAAATCCTATATCAGGTGACTTCCTAAATGATGTGTCCGCATCTACATACAGTGTCTGGTCAAATGGAGTCAATTTTGCCATGAGAGGTTTGATCCTGCCAGCCATAAATTTGAAATTAGCGGGCGCTGTATCACTGTACGGATTTGCATCGACATAAATAAATTTCACATCCCTATTTTTAAAATAATCCTCTGCAATTTTATCACCAATAATACACACTGGATGTTTAGACAACTTACGTAACGATGCAATGCTTGCTGATGCTTGAATGCAAGCTTGTGAACCCCAACACATATATATTACACCAGATGTCATAATAATATCCTTCTAAATGCTATTGTAAAATCACGCAATCCAACCAATTCCCACTTAGATTTTGTCCGCACCCTCTCGCCGTCCCACCATTCTATAACAGCTCTATCAATCTCTATATTTGTCATTTTGGCGCACCTTGCCGTGAAGCTGTCCTATGCTTATGAAACACAAAGTTGACTTCTGATTGTTTATGCGTATTGAACTTTTCACGCATTGTTGCAATTCTGACTGGACATTGTTTCATCGCTCTGGCAAGTGCAAGTTGATCATGCTTTCCAAAGCGTTCCCATTCGCGGTTCCAAATCTGAAATAATTTTCTATTCCTATCATTTCTCTTGAAGAAAATGACACCAGAATTATAATAGATCATATCCATACCGACTTCTGTTTTTGTTTTCTGTAATTCTGCTTTATCCAGTCCAGACCAATTTACATTGAATAATCGTCTGTTTACATCTTGACCCATAACTACATCAACATATTTTAACAATTCAAATCCAAATGAAGGATCTTTTTGTACCTCTGTATCGGCATCTAAAAACAATGTTTCGCGGAATGGAGAAAGTGAATACATCCTTGTTTTTTGAGCACGTGCTCCTGCATCAACTTCTCTATGAATAATGCTAAAACATGCGCCTGGAATTTCTTCATCACTTACAACAGCAACTGGAAGTTCGGAATATTTTCGTAAATGTTGAATACTATTGAGAACTTGAGCTTTTGCTTTTTCTCCATAGGCCACATACAGCACCCCTTGTTCTAACAAAATATTGCGGAAGGCAATCATTGTTCCATCCCGCTCTATCTCCTCATATTCAGAATTTCTCCAATCATCAACTGCTTGTTTTACTTCTGGTCTTTTTAATTTGTCACTATGTGGTATTCCATAATCATGGATGCATACAGCACCGCCTTCATTGATCTTAGGAACCCATTTGTTCAAATCATTCATACATTCTTCATATGAATGGCCGGCATCTATGTGCAACAATTCAATTTCATGATCAAATTTGTTGGCTACATCATCCGTCTTTCCGACATAAAATTCAGCATCTACACCGACATTTTTCAAATTTATTTTTGTTTGTTCAAGTGTAGAACCCTGGTAATTACGATGACTCATATCTCCGAAAAAGTCGACGCCGTATAATTTGGCTTCAGGATTTGAAAGACCCATTGCTGCAAGTGAGCGGCCTTTGAAGCACCCTAATTCAACAATTGATCTTGCTGACCAAGCCATCCTACATAACACCGACAATTCATTATCAGTCATCAAACCATGAATACTTTTTGCTTGTTCAGGGATGACTTTCATAAAAAACCTTTATGTGTTGGAGGCATGCGTAGACGCCTCCAACACTATTACTTTATGATTATGTGGCTGCAAGCAAATCAACTTCGCAGAAGCCGGACGGTCGGATAACACCCATTGCGGCACGAAGTTCAGCAAGGATTGCTACCATGTTACGGATGAAGAAGTCTGAATGACTATCGGACACTTGAATTGTTGCCGCTTCACGGTCCCATAATACCATCTTTCTCCAATCACCAATAAGTCCTGTGCCTACAGGAACGCGGGTGCTGGTAACAATCGGAACACTCCATAATTGTGCTCGCCCAGACATTAGTGGGCCACCCCAATAATATCGGTCTTCAGCATCTTTCAGAAGTTCAATTGTTTCCCAGTCTGTCGGGTTCAAAACCCATGCAGTTGGTCTGACACGACCAGTAACCTGCAAAGCAGTAATTGCTTTACGAGTTGTGGTCAAAATATCAGTATCAAATGCTTGAGTTAGTACACCCGCAGTGTTTAACAATCCAGTGAAGTTTTCTCCAGCACCGTCTCCGTTGATGAGTTGATCTTCTAACTCTTCATTGAGATCATCACGAAGTTCTTGGTCAATAATGCCTCGAATTTGAGCCGCATCAGACAAAGCACGTTTTGTTGCAGGGATCCAAACAGCAATGGTTTTGACAGGTTCCTGCACCTTTTCAAAAGCCATTGCAGCTTCTGGCTTTAGACCAGAAACTTGGCCAGGATAACCGGTGTAATCGGTTACATTGGACTCTGGCACTGTTGCCGCTTGGCTGACACCCAGAGTTTGTCGGACAAATTCTACCAGATCACTTACAGTTGATCGACGGGAAATAAGTCCCATAATGGTAATGGGATCACGGCCTAAAGGCTCATAAATTCCAGTGTAGTCAGTCTGAACAAACGCACCAGCACTTATAACATCAGTGCCAGTAATAAGATCTTTGAACAGATGTTTGAACTCTACTGGAGGAGACGAAAGACCTTTCCGTCCATCGGGAATATGTCCGTTTGGTGCAACATTTTCCAGCCAACCTTTCCACTCTTGTGAATTCACAAATCGTTCACCGATTGTGGTTCCCTTACCCTGTTTTGCAGGATCTTGTTTGGTTAACTTTTGAGCAGAAAACTCTGCATCCAGTGCTTTGATAGCATCTTGCAATTGAGAGTTTCTTTCTTGTTCTTTGATTTTATTCTTCAGATCACGAGCATCTTCCATCATTTTAGTGACTTTCTCGCGTTCATCAGCAGTAAAATCCCGACCGGCTTTTTCAGCCTCATCCGCAATCGTGCGGACCTGTGTTAACAATTCTTCCAATTTCTTATTCATTGATTATTCTCCATCTTCTAATAATTCTAATTGAACAAGGATAACAGTAGGTGATACTCCGCTCGACTCACCGTTGCCGGTCTGGTCTTCGTTATTTTCTATTATATCACTTTTTTGACCCTTATTACTTTTTATTGCAGTTGTTTCTGTTCCAATTCCAGCACCAAGAAATACAGGGGCAACTTCATGCACCTTCAATGACTTTAGATATCTTACATATTCGCCGTCTTTTTCGCCGTTTTCAGCTTCAAGGATGTCAAATCCATATGACCATTCCTGCAATTCAGCTAAATTTTTGACTGTTTTATAAGTTTCTAATCCTGGCGTTGTGTCAAGAAAAAACTTTCCATCGACCCACGCTTTTTCATTATCTGCATGAATTTCACCACGGCCCACTGGAAGATCCTGCCACCGATGACCCCAGTAAGAAATTCTTACTTTTTGTCCATCAGTGAATGCGCCTGGAAGGGTAATATCGCCGTCATGATCTATGACGTTGAACCGACTGAACACTGCCTGGAAAGTTCCTTCCTTTCCATCGTCTTCTTTTATTTCAATTGGTGCTTTGAAAATTTTCTTTTTCATGTTTCTACCTCTTTTCTTTTGCCAATCAGCAGAATTAATATCTGTTTCATCAAACCATTTATTGATATAATCATGCCATTCATTTGGACGCTTGTCTAATTCACACCGTTTATGTGCTTCTTCTTGATCAACTTCTAATAATATTACATCTGCATCAAGCTGTTTACTCATTAATTCAATCTCTACATTTTTATTTGTTGCAGTAATAATCCACGCTGTTTGATCTTTATACATTTCTAAATGTTTGAAAACAGCAT